GTATTTAACGAAGGTCCAATTAAAGGATCTAGAAATATGAAACTAATGAGAATGGTAAGTTCTTATAAAAGAGCTGGTGTACCTTTCCTTGTAACATTAAATGGAATGTTTACATGGGCAAATAGCACCTTACCAGACGATGAAATTGAAAGATCAGTTACTAATGTTTATGAAGGTAACTATTCTTACAGTTGTAATGACCATATTATGTCAGAATATTGTGATCCAAAATGTATATACTTTAAACGTAAAGATTATACATTAGAAATTAACAGTATTGACAAATTAGAATCAAACTTAAGAACTTATATTAAAGAAGACTTAAGTCAACGTTCTATTGATATGGCTGATATATTTAAAGTACCAAAGTATCGATTAAAACCAGGTGAACTAGTTGTGTTTTCAGGTGATACAGGTATGGGGAAATCAGCGTTTATTCAATATTTAGTTACAAAGGCAATGAAAGACTGCCTGTATCTATCTTTGGAAATGAAAGAAGAATTAACTTTTAGAAGGTTTGCTCAAATGGCAATAGGAAAAAGTCAAGAATGGATTGATAAGGAATATTCAACTAATCCAGACTTCACATTAACAGATAAATTAAAACATATCAAAATATTGACTATAGCACCAAGAATAGATGCAGTAAAGAAAATTGTTGCAGAATATAATCCAAACGTATTAGTATTAGATACTACAGATGAAATACAAGTTGAATTTAATAGAGGAGAAATAGAAAAGCAAAATATTATTATTGATGGCTTAAAGCAAATTGCTCAAAGAAATAATATAATAATTATTGCTATATCTCATTTAAATAAGATAAGTGCAGCATCAAATGTAATAACTCTTCATTCATTGAAGGGATCATCTAATCTAGTACAAAAAGCTGATAAAGTATTAGTTATTAAAGGTGAAAGAAACGAGAAAGTTAGAACTATTACATCTGAAAAATCAAGAGATGAAGATAGATTCGAAATGACTTGCTTCTTTGAGACTAATGACTTTACTTTTAAGACATTAAAATAAAAGAAAGGTGAGTACAATATGTTTGAATTAATAAATAATACCAACGAAGATGTATGGGTATTAGGTTTTAGGATATGGATATTTAAATTCCTAGTATCTTATACAAACCTAACAGGTCATAGTTTTTCATTTTCATTCTTTATAGGAATCTTTAAATTAGTGTTTCAATTTGGAACAGTAGGTTTAAAGTTTGATAAAGTGAACTTAGGTACATGGTATGACTCATAGAAATAAAATACGTGGTAACAATCTTGAAAGAGAATGTGTTAATATCGCTAAAGAGGAAGGGCTCTCTGCAAAGAGGGCCTATGCCTCAAACGGTTTAGCACTAGGAAAATCTGAACAGGTTGATTGTTTGGTAGAAGGATATGCAATTCAAGCTAAAATGAAAAAGAAGATTGCACAATGGTTATATCCTAAATACCATGCAGACGATGTAGATATCGTAGTAACACGTATGGATCGCAAGGAAGCATTAGCTATAATACCATATATAGAATGGATAAGATTAATTAAAATAGAAAAGGAGATGAAAGAATGAGTAATCAAACATTACAAGTAACAATGGAACAATGGGAAATTTTAGAGGAATCATTATCAGAATATGGAATCTTTGCAAATGACGCAGATAATCATTATGCAAACGTAGCATCTAATCTAGTTTTACAAGATTTCCATAAGCAAATAAGTAAAAATAAAGGAGGCAAAAATGGTAAAGATAAATCTTGAAGCAAAAGAAGTAGAATTAATTGTATCTATAGCTCAGAAGATTATAATAGAGATGGATAAACCAGATCCTCAAGAGATCATAGATATGAAAGCAGATAAAGATAAAGATTATGCTATAGATAACATGATTAGAGAATCAGAAGATCAACATGATATGACTGGACGTCCAGGGCCAGGAAATTGTGAGTGTCATGATGGTTAAAAAGAAAACAGAAAATCGTTTAAATTTCTATAACCCAGCAGAATTAATGATTGTTAAAGCAGCTCTATTAAATTATAGAAAAGCACCTTTCGTTGGAGAAACAGAGAAAGAAATGATTGAAGAAATATTAATGAGAATTAATAAAGATAATTAAACAATTATTCCCTTTCTTAAAGCAGATTATGAGGATCTGAGTGGTTAAGTCCACGCTTGTCATCTGTTAATTAATAGGTTTATTTAATAAATGTTTAATAAACGATTGATTGCAAATACTGTTTGGTTGGCGTCAAACATTATTACTTCAATGAAAGGGAATAATAAATTAAAAAGGAGAAATTATGGAATGTACAATATGTATTAATGGAGTTCCAGCATCAGAACCAATAGAAACTGATACTAAAGGTCTTTACATAGCATTATGCACAGGATGTAAAGATTGGGGAGAATTTATAGATGAAGATTACGAAGAAGAAGAAGAAAAATAATAATTATGGCAAGTATACCTACTAATATCTGAGCTATGTTATCGTAAAGCATAGTTCAGGTTGCCTATGAAAGGAGATATAAGTAATGGAATTTTTATGTTCTAGTTGCGGGGCTTGTTGTAGAGCCGCTGGTAAAATGGATGGAGCTAAATATGGTTTACCAATAAAAGAGGATGGGAGTTGTGCTAATTTAATAGGCAATTTATGTTCTATATATGATAAAAGACCTAATATTTGTAGAATAGACGTAATGACTCATAAAAAAGAATTTCAAAGCAGAAAAAGTTATTATATTGAGGCAACTAAAGCTTGCCACAATTTAATAGACAACGAGGGATTAGATAATAGTTATAAAATAGACATTAAAAAATACGATTAAATAAGGTAATAAAAAAATTTTTAATAAGAATGTTCAACAAAAAACAACGGCGTACGTGTAGGGCTAATTATGACCCTTATAGGTCGTCTTCTGTAAGAACATCATCAGTATCATCTTCCTCTTTATCAGGTCTATTACCTAATCTACCAAGAGCGTGTATAGGAAGACCCAATCCAAACTCGAAGGCCATCTCTGGAGTCTCTATTACTTTAAGTCCATCTCTTACAACCCTACCAAATGGAAATGCTGTAGCTGCAGTATACTTGACAAATGAATCCCAGTCATTATTAATAATACTTGTTATAGGTTGTAATACAAATCTTCCTATAGGAGGTGTTACAATACTTAATGGTGATAGTAGTGGATGACCATATTGATTGTAGAAGGCTCTTTCTTTTTCCTCTTGACTACCATACATTAAATGAGAGAAATCTACCATCCAACTCATTGGAGGCGATAATGCGTATTCAAAGATACTTGCTGCAAATACAGTACTAAGAGCAGAAACCATTAAATCTGCACTTAATTGTCTTTCAAATTTTTTGTTAGCATCAAAATCTCCATAACCTTCTGTAATCATACGATCTGATATAATGTTAGCTCTTCTTCGAATACTATTCCAACTATAAGGATGGAAACGTGTCATTACTTTACCCATATTACTGTTAGAAAAATTAGGTCTATTAGTAGCATGATAAATAAATTGCGAAGCTTCGATACCTTTTTGTGCAAACTCTAATAAGAATTGCTCAGAAACTTCTACACGACCTCTACTATCTGTAAATAAATCTCTACCCTTAAGGTAATGTGAAATAGCAGTCTTTAAACGTAAATGTCTTTCAGTTGTTCTCATAAAATAAGCACCTTTGTCTAACATAAACTTACTAATACCAAACTCTTTAGATGCTTCACCAAAGGTTAAGTGTTTATTTACAAGTTCGTTACGTTTTTCTTTATTAGTTTTATTTATTTCTTTATTTTTTGTATAGACAGGTAATTGTTTAAATCCTTCAACAATCTTAGGACCAATAACATTTACAAAACCTTGCCAATCAGTTTTATTACTAGGTTGCATCATTACTAATTCTTTTAATATGTTAGCTTCCAAGAAACCAAAACTTTCCATATAACTATGTACATCATTCATATCTTCAATAGGTTCATCTGTAAATTTTTGTTTCTCATTATCATACTTTTTATATGTTTTTCCTTTAAATATTTCATTAACTAGATATTCTTCCTGAAAAGATTTCAGATAAAAATTAAATCCTACATCAGAAATTAAATTAGTAGTACCACCATACATGTTAGCAAGAGCTGATTTAGGGTGAGAAAGTAAAGCCATCATTTCAAACTTACCTTCCATATCTGCAAACCAAGACAGTTTATCTACCATAGCTTTATGTCTCGCAGTAGGATCTTTAGGTAAACTTTTAAAAATTTGTATTCTACCATCTGTTAAGTGTCCTAAAGCTTTATTAATTCTTGACTCTGCACGTAACATTACATTTCCTACAGCTTCATCACTATAGAAATTTCTAAATGATTTTCTTATATTGGTAATATCTATATTATCAGTATTAGCTTCTTTTGTACCAGTCTTATAAATAAAATCATTTCTATATTCAATAGTTTTTGCTCTAATCATTCCTACAGAGCTTTGTGATGGATCATATTGAACAGTTTTTCCAGATTGTAGTTGAATTATATTTTCTGCATAATCTATATGGGCAATTTTATTTCTTTTAATAAGTGTCCCATTTCTTAATCTGTACTCACCATATAATTCTTTTAGCATTCGAGATTTTTTATTAGTCTTTTCTGTTTTAAACTTATTATTTAAATTAAATCTTAACTGTTTTTTTACTTCAACAGTTGCTTTTGAAGTATTTATTTTATCCAATTTGGTCTTGAGTATATCAGCAGTTTCATTGAAACGATACTTTTTGTAAAGCTTTTTTTCCATATTATTAATTTCGTTTTGTGAAGGCCTAGTATACATTCTAATGTCATTAATAAGCTTTGCATCTACAACATCATATTTTGGATTTTCTTTCATAAAGTGTAAACTATATCCAGAGTCGGCATATTCCATTAACATAGTCATATCCTTGGAAGTAACACCATTCAATTCTAAGCTTCTTGTACTAGGCATATTCATATATCCTTTAGTGATATCTATTATTTTATGCAACCATCTTCTTCCAACATCAGGATCAATTCTTTTATTACCAGGGAGTGTGTTATACTTAAAGTTTCTAATATGTAATCTAGATATTAATGCAGCACGTTGACTTGTCACTCCCAATGAAGCTGTTTTTAAGTATCTTCTATAAGCTTCTAACGACGTATCATATCCTTCTACAGGGACTGGTGCTCTTTTTCTAGTTGGTGCTATCTTTCCTACTCCTGGAGACGAAAGTGCACCTCTTCTTGTAGATAATCGAGAAACTCTATCAAAAGCAACTTGATCGTAAAAAACATTATTATATTGTTCTGGATTATTTACAAGTTTATTTACCATATTATCGTATAATCTTTTAGCAGCTTGTTCTATTGTCAGATATCCTTGTTCTACTGATCTAGAAATCTCGGAACTTTCTTGCATTAATTGACTTTCTGTTAGTCCAAGTTTGCTATCATATCTACCTACTACTTCACCTCTTTTAAATGCTTCAATATCTATTTCATTAAATTCTGTATAGTACTCTCGTGTTTTAATGTTCTGAAGCTTACCAAAGAAACGTAAAGTCTCTCTAGGTATATGTTCATTTTGTATAAATTTTATATGCTCTTTAGTATTAGGGTGTGCTAATGGGTGATATTTAGTACTAAATCTTACACCATCTACATCTTCTTGTCCAATAAAACCAATTTCAGTGTCTGCTACTTTAGATAAGTTTGTTTCTCTAATAAATGTTTGTAATTCTTCATATTTAGTTACATTCATTTTTGTATCCGATTGAGTTCTTTTTAATTTAGCATAGTCTAAACCAACGCTACCATCTTTTAATATTGTACCAAAAGTTTCTGTTGCCATATCTAAGATATCTAATTGAAATTCAGCCCAAGTTAAATCTTCAGCGTGAAAATGCTTTCTAACAACCTCTTTTCCTTGTGCTAATCTTCTATCATTTAAGTTTACACTTTCTATAAACATTAATCTATCTGGTTGAATAACTCCATGTTTATCCATAAACATTTCAGACATAGCTTGATGCATATATTGAGGTGACTCTGTTGAAATTCTATCCTTAGCAGAAACATTGTAAAATTTATTAAAATCAAATACACCGCCACGGAAATTACCTTGAACTAACTGCTTTCCACTTAACATAGTTTTTAGAACTACATGATTACTAGTAAATAAAACATTGTATGCATCTGTCATAATCTTAGTTTGTATATCTTTAATATGTTCTACCATATCTCTAGGAGTATAATCAAATTTCTTATCAGTACCTCTTTCAACAATTCTAATTTTGAAATCAGAATCTATATCATTTAAAAGCTTTCTATACTTCAATATATTCTTTCTTAAATTAGCTATAGACCGATCTGCTTCTTTAGGTCTAGGTCCTTCTTCTCTAACTGCTTCATTACCTTTTAATCCCATTTGTCTTTCAAAGGCTGCTAAAGATTCTACTACTGGTTGTATTTTTTTATAGTCCTTATAATTTTCTGCTCTTATATAATCCAACCTAGCATTAAACTCTTCTTCTAGTGCTGCAAATAAAGTAATACCAGCTGTGTGTGATCTACCAATAGATGTTGCAATACTAGAAGAAGTACCAGTAGGATATCTTATACCCACTTCCGTAAAAATACCATCTTTAACAACTTGAGCAGTACCTAGGGTGTATACTTTTTCCACTTTTTCTAGTATCTTACTTACTTCTGATGGAAATAGTAAGTCTGTATCAAATTCAGGTGGCATTAATTTTGAACCATGTTCTTTTTCTAATACACTAATTTCTTTTATTAGTTTTCTATGTATAGTTTTTCTAGCACCCCACTCTTTCCATCCATCTAAATAACGATTCTCTAATATGTTACTAAATATTCTTAAGTGATTGTAATCTACTTCTTCTATACCTTGCTTAGATACAACATCTAATTTTTCAAATGCTTTTAAGTAGATACCAGTAAGATCCATTACGTGTGATGTCTGTCCATGCTTAACCATTCTCGTAACAATATCACCCATTCTATCTAGTTCATGAGTAAGAGCCTCGGGTGTCATTTTATACTTACTTATTATCTTTTCTTTTGATTTTATTTGAGAAGCAATTTCTTTTTTAAAGTTAGCTGCACTACCTAATGCTTCCCAATCTAGTAAATCTGTAGCAAATTTTCCACTAAATTTAATATCAACATCTACTAAAGTACCAGGGCCATCTTTATCACTAAAAGTTTTTGGTTTTTCAAGTGTTGTTATAGAAAACAATCTTTTAGATCTGCTTTTTCCAGTACCGCCTTGTAATGTTGAAAGTATTTTTTCTTCAAATGCATAAATATCTCTTTTTACTTCTCGAGATATAGCTGCATTACGCATCATATTGTTTTGACCCTTAGGTTGAAAGTTTCTAGCTTCATACTCATACCTACCTAACTTTTCTCTTAACTTATAGTATTCTCCAGCATCATCATCGCTCCACTTATTTTCACGTTGTTCTCCTCTAGCCTTTATTCCATTCTTCCATTTTACTAAATTTTCTAACCTATCTTTCACACTAATCCATTGTTTTTTTCTTTTTTCAAATGCAGCTCTTTGTATTTCAGGCATAGTATTATAGTTAAGCTCCATAAATGGACTAGCTTCATGCCAGTATTCAAATAGCTTCTCAACCTCTCTATTAATAAGGTCTTTATGACTTTTTGGTATTGTACCTTTACTTTGTTTAATTGTTTTCTTAGCATAAAAATCTGTTAATGCTTGCTTTAAATACTTCTTACTCATTAGAACTGTTTCTGGATAAGTCATTTGATTAGGATCATTTTTTGAATTAGCTCCAAACTTTTTTAATTTAGCATTAGCTTGACCACTAAACATAAATTTTTGTTGTTGTGCTGTATGTATAAGTTGGTGTACAAAACTATCTAACACATTTCTTTTCATACCATAGTGGTCTTCTAATGCTTCAGCTATAGTTTTTTCTTTAGTTACGTTATCACCTAGAACTTTATGTGGTTCATCAAAAAACTTATAGGTTTCTTCTACAGCCTTTACTACTCTTATTGTAGCCATTTTATTATACAAAAAATGAGGATGATCTTTTATGGCTTCTTCTTCTGATTTTATTAAAGTTTTAGGATTAAAAAATAAATTTTTAAAGTAACTATCATTTTCTATTCCAAATGCTCTAGCGTAAGGATCTTTTGCCAACGCTTCATTAAGCATTGCTACTATTTGAAACACATTGTCTTTTTCTAACCCAACCAATGGATCTATAGTTAAGTTTAAATTTTTTGTATATGATGCTATTTTACTTGCCATAGTGTCTAAATCTCCATGTAAGTCAAGCATTTCTTCTGAAATTTGCTCGTAAGTAGGTCCTTTTTTCTTTAATCTAGCTTTAATAGTAGCATTATGAAAGTCATTAAATTTTCTTACAGTAGCATTGTCTAATGGTATATCATAAGAATTAGTAAAATGTTTTCTTACTTTTTTCATAACTGCATGAGCATCTTCTAATTTTGTAGTTTCTGCAGCGTCGATATATCTATTACCAATAGCAGCATTCATTCTAGCTATTTCTTGCCATATTTCAAGCTTTTGATTTTGAGATAAATCTTTTCTAGACTGTAAGTGTAAATCTGTTATTTGTTTTATTTGTGTAAACCCATTAAATATAATACCAATAGAATCTTTACCGTAAGTAGCAGAGTCTGCAGCCTTTAACTTATTACTAAAAGAAAGTATTCCATAAGGATCACTACCAGCTAATTCCATATCAACTACGCCTCTAATAAATTTATCGTCTTTCAATTCATAATCTTCAACAGGGTTTTTCCAATCTTTTGCAAACTCATATTGAACGTGATCTTGTCTATAACCTTTTTTTATTCCTTCAGGCATACCCCATGACAAGTGAGCAGAATCAATGTCTTTGTCAGCACCACCCATCATATTATCGTTACGAGAATTTGTAATTAATGAAAAACCTTTACCACCTTTTCCACCAGCAAATCCAACAAATTTTAATGCTCTCATATTTCCAGCTGTCATAACAGGTGAACGATTTATAATAGCATATTGAGAATCCCTCCATGCATTCAATTGTTCTGCTGACATAGCTGCAACTCTTGTATTACTCATATTTAAACTTAATACGTCTTTCATGGTCATCCACCATGTATCCAATCTTATGTTCTTACCAGTGTCAGGATCCTTTACTTTCATTTGTTTAGCACCAGACCATAGCATAAACTCATCATCTGCTAATCCTTTTTCAGCACTACTATATTTTTGTTTTCTTAAAGAGTATTTCCAATCGTAAGGTCCTAAAATTACTGCATAACTATTACTTACTTTTGGTCTTATGATACGTGACATTATATAATTTCTTAAAGTTTTTTGTACAAACTCTGAAGTACCTCTAGATTGTAAAGCAGCCCAAGACCAATTAGCATCTGCTAAATGTTGCCCAACATGTCGTTCTGTTACTCTTTTAAACTCGCTTTGTTCTGAATCTAAGAATTGACCATGCTTGTTTTCAAAATATAAATGCTTTAATATGCTTCTAAATGCTTCACTTTTAGTTCTTGTAGTCATAATTTTATCAATGGTAGCAATATCAATTTGATCTATATCTAATCCTTCTAAATCTCTACCACCTTTAAGATTTTTACCTTTATGCTTTTTTTGACCTAATCTTTTAATAGCTTCTTTAGTTACTTTAATATCTCCCTTTATACCAGAATCCATCAACTCTACCCAACTATCATGAAACTTTCTACCAATGTCTGTTGATGGATCAAACTGAACACTATTTGCATTTAAAAACATTTGTTGCATAATATTTAATTTACCAGTAACGTTTATTTTTTCACGAACATCTATGTTCCAATTAAAATCTTTTGTCTGAACTTTAAACTTATTAGGAGCGTCGGGGTATATACCTTCTTGATCTATAGTTTTTTTACTAGCATCATACATTTCAGCATTTAAGAGATTTGTTTCTAAGCCGTATTTGTGTTTAGCAGCAGAAGTATACATCATAAATTGAAGATTTTCTTTAGTCATGTATTTCATATCAGCTTTATCGGCTCTTGCGTAAGCAAACTTACCTATAATTAAACTTCTATTCCCTGCGTCATTTCTCGCCCCTTCAGACGTCTTTAAAGGCTTAGAATATAAGGTACCCTTAGACATACCAGAAGAAGCATCATTACCCATATACCTAACTAACTTATCAAATATTGTAGCATTTAATATTATAGTACCATCAGTTTCTGATGCACGAATTCCAGAGTTTAAGTCTTCTAATAGAATACCATTCATGTCATTATCAGGTAAACCTAATCTAGTACCATCTAAGAATGGTATTTCAGCTTTGTCTATTTGATTTAAATACTTTTGAAACTTAGCAGGACTTTGATAGTCACCAGTACGTTCAGCTTGTAAGTACTTAGCAATGTATTTTTTAAATGTTGTTATTCTACTAGGATCTAATTGTTTATTATTTTCTATTATACCCATATCACGCATTCTATATATCATCGTAGCAACTGTATTAACTTTTGTTTTTAAATTAGCAGTACCCTTAACGCTATTTTTATACCAATCTTTACCTACATCTGTTTTTATAGCTTCCCTAACAATAGTATTATAAACATCTGCTATGTTTGCGTCAGTCCAATGTCCTTTTTTACCTTCAGGAGACCATGGGAAACTTCTAATTTCAACTCTACCAGTATCAGCTATAGCTCCATATATAAATTCTCTATTTGCATTTAAGTCATTTTCAAAAGCATACCAATCTTTTTCGGATACATACGGCTCAACAACAGGTTTTCCTTTTATATAGGTAGTTTTTCTAGCAAAAGGTGATACATACACGGGTTTCCCACCTTGAGTAACAACCATATAGCTTATGCTTTTAGCTCCCATATTAGTAAATCCTTTAAAATCATCTCTTCTACCTGAAGTTAATTTTCCTAAAGTATTACCTTTAGGATCAACAGGTGGAATTATTCTAGCATTACCTAGTTTTTTTTCATCACCTTTTTTTATAGGATCGGTAAAATCTATAACAAAATCATTTATAACAGGTCTGTAATTATCAAACCTAAGACCTACTCTTCTAGCTTCCTTTATATCATTTGGGGTAAATTTAGTTAAAGGATATTTTCTTTTTACAGAAGCTACAAATTTATCTATATCTATATGTTTAACGCCTCTACTATCTTTAAAGAAACTTTTCTTCTTTACACGATTGAATGTTCCAATTATATCTCGAAAGAAAGTTTCTTGTGTTATGTCGTAGCCTACTGTATCTGCAACACGCTTTGATAGTTCAGTTAAACTATGTACAGGAAAGTCAACTTCATTACCTGGGGTTAAGTTATGCTTAAAACTATTTTCTCCTGTTAAGATAGTTAAATCTATGTTTTGAGAAGGTTTATAAGGAAGTATGTCTATATTAGGCGTATAGTCATCATGAGTAATTTTTTCTTTTAAAGCTACTAATGACTGTAATAAACCAAGTTTACCTTCTTCTTTACTTTTACCTTTTAATGCAAGTTTGATTTCTTCTTGAGTAATCTTACCACTTTTTTCTAATTTTTTAACCATTTTTAAAATTTGCAAACCCATTTCATCGCTAATAATTTCTTTACTAGTTAATTGCTGTTGTCTTATAGCTTCAAAGTGATTAACCCAGTATAGTTGATAGTCTTTAGATTCAGATGTAAAGAACTCCTCTCTTTTTAATATTTCTACTTGTTCTTTTACAGACTTAGTTCTATCAAAACGATTTGCATGAAGATTTATATCTTTAGTAGCTCTACTTTGCCACGAAGGTCTAGCATTAACACTGAAAAATACACCCATTAATGTTTCATATATTTGCTCTTCTACGGGGTAGTCGTTCATAGAAGATACAATACCACCGTATCCAGCACCAGCTGTCCCTCTTACCATAGTATTTATAAACTCAGTAGCTTCTGCTGTATTTTTAGTAGCTAAAGTACTAGCTGTTTTTCTTATAATATTCTCACCTACTTTTACTAGTGCAGGATTAGTAGATGTCATTAGTTTAGATATGTTTCCATATTGACCTATAGTACCAAAGATACCTCCAGCTATACCCCCATGCATACCAGCCATAGCCATATCTTTAACACCTTCCCAAGACATACCACCTTCATTTCTAGCTGCTAATGGATGTTGAGAAAAAGCCATTAGTAATCCAACGTGACCAGCTTCATGTAGTATTCTTGATACTCCTTCTTTACTAAATTGACCTAATAATAATCCACTAGTTATAGCATTTAAAGCAACACCTTTATTTTTTCCAAGTGCTGCAATACCTTGCATTTGTACTATCTCTGCTAATTTCCCTGGTATAGATTTTAAATCATATATAGCTCTATTAGCTACAGGGTCTAACATAACAGGCTGATTAGAACGAAATGGTTTTAATAGAGTAGTATCTGCTAGTCTTCCTATAGATCTTTGCAACCTATCACTACTAGATGCATACCTATTCGACTTTGCTACTAATTTATTACCCAGATTAACTAAAGATTTACTTGATTCTGCAGCACCACGGCTTACTAGTGCCTTACCAACAGTAGCTGTTGCACTTGTTAACATTCTAGCTCCACCCATCATAATACCTGGTGCTAAACCTAATAAGTGAGTAACATTATTTACTATTTTTTCCATAGGAGTATCAGGCTTGTCAGCAATTCCAAACGTAGTAAAGCCTTCAATAAGACCAGAGACTGCTTGTTTAATAATACCGTCTGTTGCATCTGAATTATCTATAGGTATACCAAGTTCAGAAAGTTTCGTTTCTAAAAATCCTATAGAGTCTTGATCTAGAAAAAGTGCATTTGAATCGTAATAGTTTTTTAAAATATTACCATATGTAACTTCATTTAAACGTCCAGAAGCTAAACGTTCGTTTAGTCTTGTAATATAAGGGTTTAACATTATATATTATTTTTCTAAGGTATCTCTTAATTGATATAACTGATTCAGTCTACTATTATAATAGTCTACATCATCATCAAAACTTTGACGTGCTGAAAACGTTGCAAGACTTTCTGCTGTTTCTATACCAGTACTAATTAAATCAATAGCTTGATTTACCGAAGGTGCATCTGGATTCATTGTTTTTACCTGTAATACGTCAGCTAATCCTACATTTAATAAATTGTATTGAGTTTCAAATGCTAGTTTTGAAGTATCAGCACGTCCTCTATCTTTTGTTAAGAACCTTTTAGCTGTTTCAAGACTAAATCCTTGGTTTTCACTTGGATCAAATTTCTCTCCTAAAAAATTTACTTGTCCTAAAGCTACCATAGAATCATAACCTGCTCTTTCTAAATCTTGTTCAGTCTTATATTCAATTTCTCTCATTGATTGCTCACCACGTAATGCTTGCAAATTCAAATTAGATATAGCTCTTAACGCTTCCATATTGTAATTATTCTCATGTCCCATTGTAGCTAGAGTTACATCGTCTGCATGCTTTTCTCCCAATAAGAATGATTGTAAGCCTGCTGTAACACTAGCTTGCTCTTGCAACAACTCTTTTTCTGCCGATGTTTCCATGTCTAACTTTTCTTCAAAGCTAGGTTCCTTAACTTGTTTCATTAATCCTGATACGCTAGACGTAGCACGTGATAACGAATCTAAAAATGCTTCACTGTAACTTGCCATTATACTGTTCCTCCTAACCCAGATGGGCTTGTATTAAAGTTAGCACCCATACTTGGTATTGAATACCCTCTTTGTGATGCTGTTTGTTCTAAATTTAATAATCCTACTTGTACTCCTCTTAAATCACTTTCAAAACCTTGTGTTAATGAAGACATTTGTTGTTCAGCTCCTAGTCTTTGACCAGATAATTGAGTTTTGAAAGAAGAATCTAATCTATTACTTTGTTCTTGTGCACCACCACCATAAGACAGTCCAGTACTACCCACCAAAGAGTCCATAGCACTTCGTTCACCTTGATAACCTTGTATAGCTCCTTGTTGTCTTATACTAAACTCTTGTCTTCCAAAGCCCGCTCTATCTTTATAATCCTGTCTTAAACCGCCAATACTACTAATTAAAGATTTTTGTGCATTTATAGCATGTACTCTTTCTCTAGCTCTACGTCTTCTTTCTTCTCGTCTTCTTTTATTCATACCTATCTTACCTAAGATAGCACCTCCTACTGCAAAACCTATACTAATTGGATCCATAATTATTCCTCCTCATTCATTTTTTTAGCAATTATAGTTTGACTAAAAGGTTTAATTGTTAAGTCTGGACTAATAGAATTTAACCAAAATAAACCACCAAAGCTAGGAGCAATTGCTTTAGATGCTTCTCTTTTAGCTTTATCATGTTTGCTAATTTTTTCTGGTACGCCATATAGTTCACCAGGTTGACCTGTTCCTTTTAATGAAGGATCTTGTGGTACTCCTGTTTCTTCTTCTTGCATATCGTCAAGTAACATTTGACTAGGTTCATCTGGTGTTCCAAATAACTCACCAGGCTGACCTGTACCTTCTAGCATTGGGTCAGTGTTAGTTCTAAGTGAATCTGATTGTGCTACTGTATTCTTATTGTTAGCCATTTTTTTTCTCCTTTAATAACTCTATTGCTTCTACAAAATCTTTTACCCTTACAGGTGTTTGTTCCTTCCACGTAGACGGTTCTTCGTCTGGTGGATTCTTATATAATAATTCTTTTATAGCATCATCATAATACTTACACTTTAATAAATGCCAAGTAGCTGGAAACTTACGATGCCAACTAGTACCAAGTTGATAATTAACAGAAACTAAAGCTATCTTAAAATCTTCATCATCTAATTCTAGTAATCTCATTTGCTTACTAGCACTATCTAATGCTGTCTTTACATCCTTCTCAAACCACTCATCTATAACATTTTTTGGTACTAAAGACTTTACTGGATACTTTTCTTTTTCTTCCTTTGATAATAAATGTCCAATACCACAAGTCTGTTTACCTACTACATCTAGATAAACACTTTGTTTATATCCCTCTCTTAGTTTTAAATGTTCAAAAAGCTTATCCATAAACTTATTAGAACTTCTAAATCTATCTGGTATTAAGTTCCACATTGATCTAACCAGCTCCACCACCACCACCAGAATTGTTTTTTTGTTCTCTTTTCTTTTTCCAAAATTCTAATAGACCACCATCTCCTTTAATTTCCGCATCTTTATCTTTAGCTTTATTCCACCACTTTCCTAAATACCAACTGTTATCTTCGGTGGTAGATGACCCTTGAACTGGACCTACAAATCCTTCTCCTGGTAGATGAGGACCAACAAACTCTGGATAGTTTTTAACAGAAGTACTTGGTTTCGTTGCACCATCTCCAGATGGGTTGTCATTAACTCCCTCTAAATACATAGATACTATAGTTTTATGACTTAAGCCATCATCTTTTTGAGTTTTATACAAAGCTTTAGCTTCACCCTTACCAGTTTCACGCCAAGCCTTTCTTGCCTCTTTTCTGCTTTTCCCCGAAGCCATCTCATTAGTCATATGATTTTTTCTTACTTTAGAACGATAACTAAAACCTTTCATACCTTCATTTATAGAAGATACAGTACTACCAATTTGAAGACCCATTTCTGCCCCTGAAGCCATTGCAGTAATATTATCTAAGTTACGTATAGTCCTACTATCTTCTATACGTTTATTCATTTTTCTTTCTTCTTCTGCTGTGTTTGCATCAAATTGTGCCATTGCTACATCTGTTCTACTTGCCATTATGCTTTCTCCAATTGTGTTTTAAACCACGATCCTTCTACTTTATAATATAGATAAGTTTCATCACCTTCTCTAACGAGTTTTTTATCGCCAGTTACTCCATCAATATTACGTGGTTTATTTTCTAGTTTAGTTTGCGTATTTGCTTTACTATCTAAATCTTTAACTTTACTATGTGAACTATTTAATGCACCGACACCACTACTTTCTGGTGGTGTATAAGATTCACTATATACATTCTCACCATATTTTCTTTTATTACCTGGTAATGCTTTAGCCATTATTTTACACTTTTGTTTCGATATACTATTTGCATATCGTTAATCTCAAAATCTTGTTGATCTGTAGCACCTGCTAATTCCAATCCAAATGTTTTAACTTTTTTAAATGCAGAAGTAATACCTCTTATTTTAAATTTTGTTGTCCTGTTAGACCCGTCGTTGTTACCAGCTAATGTTCCTAATGTTACACTAGTAAAAGCAGAGCCATCTGAAACTCCATCATTGTTTACTCCTACATCAGTAAATCCTTTTACTGTTATGTCTTCACCATTCTTATAACTTATATATACTGTTGTTATAGTTTTATCTAGACTTGGATCATCAAAAGTATATGCTGGTGTTTTTAAAGATATAGCTGTAGTTGCTGCACCTTTTAATGAAGGTTCTGGATTCCAGTATTTTAATTCAATATCATTACCATCTTTTTCAAACCATACTAATTTACCATCATTAGTATTAATAAGGTTAGATACATCCACAGCATTGCCTTTAGAGGCACTATATGACCATCCTAGCGTCTTTAAATCGATTTCTAGTATTCCACCACTAGGATTGTTATTTAACTCCCCTATGGCTGGATTTGTAATAATCAATGTTTGCTTATCTGGTACGTATCCAATTTGTGCATCGTTACTATAATACTGAGTATTCCAATCTTTAAATCTTTTTTGTCCGTTTTGTCCCATTAATAAATCTCTTAGTTGTTCTCCATCATATAAGAATGCACCATATTCATTAAACCATGCTACAAATCCTTCTGCTTGTACCACATGGTAATCTTTTTGACATCCTTTATATTTCAATGTAGCTTCTAATAATTCTACATCTCTGCTACAATTAATAATAAATAAAGTACTCTTCTTAAATTCCAATAATTTATTACCAACAGATGCTAGTTTTATAATATCATCACCATCGTTTATATCTACATCTATCCTCTTCTTATAATCAAAAGTATCAAAAGCACCTACATCTGATTTTATCACAGTATCATTAGCTGTTTGTAGCTTATTATTTTCATCATAGTAAGTAATATTACCTACATATGCTCTTCTGTTTAAAATAGTAGATGTTTTAAAAGACGTTCCTGCTCTGCCTAAAGGATTGTAGCCACGTTTTGTATAAGGATTATTTGTATCTAAAGTTTGTATATTGCTTAATCCTACTATATATTGAACTCCTGATGTAAAAGATGCTCCCGTTGCATACATTCTTTCATGATCTACGCCAATAGTTCCTGAATTATTATGAGTAACTTCACCCATCTTAGTCCATATATCAGATCCAGCTTTTCTTAATCCTTTACTAAAATCTATTTCCATAAATAAGTATTGAGTATCAACTGCATCATTATCATCTATAGCCCAATAAACTTTAAATCCAGTTTGCCTAATTTTATTTGGTACTCTACCTATAGCAGACCAGTACAATGTTTTTTTAGTATCAGCAATTAAAGTAGGTTGTAATATATGACCAACATGAGTTGGACTTGATTCTTGATCATCGTATATATTAGATACCCATATACTATACTTTTTATTAGTAGAATTTGCATATACTGATATATTAGCTCCTGTGTCATTACTATTGTCGTCTTCTGGAGCAAACCACATATAAAATGCTAATGGACCATACCCATCTGTATAACCAGTGTAAGTACTACCTTTCATATAATCTGCTAAAGTATCTATCAAATTAGTTCCAGTAGGTGTTATACTTCCTGCTGCTACAGTGTAGCTAGAAATAGCCATATTGAATAAAAATTCTGATTGATTAGCTGAAGCAGGATAATAATGTGTGTTAACACCAGCAGAATAAGCTTGTAATGTTCCATCTTGATATCCATATCCATCAGGTCCAGACCATACACCACTTTTTAATGGTGCTGCATAAGCATTATCTACTTTAAATCCACTTTCTTGTTGAATGATATGAACATTAGCATCAAATCCATAGTCCTTTACTAAGTCTAAGTATCCATGCCATTTAATTTGATTACTTGTACTACCAGCTGTGTAAGTATGTGGACATACTCTTAGTTGACCATCTACTGCATAATATTCTAATTGAGCTGCTACACTGCCATAGTCTATTACAGAGTTAGCTTCATATGCACCATCTGTTTTATCAAATCCTTTTACTTGTGTATTAGGAATGTCATTAATAAATAACATTTCAGTATTATATAAAGCTCCATCATTTGGATCTCTATCACTATTAAAGTGAAACAATCCATTACCATGGTTTAGTGTTGTAGTAAACTTTTCTTCATCTGCTGATTGTACATGTGATAAATCAGTAACAGCACCAGAAACTTTTAGTTTACCTGGCGTCTCAATACTTAATCCCTTTAACTCTCGATATTCATTTACTTCTAAGTCTCTTGGATTAGTATTGTTATTTAGTCCACCACTAAAATTATTTACGTTTAGAACTTCTTTTGGCACTACTTCTTCCTTTTGTTACTTTTGTGTTATGCATTCTTCTATCTTTGTCCATATCAGAACCATTCCAAGGATTACCCTTTAATGTGTTAGTTGTTACTATTTTACTCATTGCCGTCTATTACCTCTCCCCATAGGGTTGTTATTCCATTTTTAATTTCTACAGTCTCTACTTTAAAATCACCATTGTCAAACCAATCAACAATAGCAAAAGCATGACCCCAGTTATTTAATCTACCTTTTAACCATTTATTCTTTTCATGAGACATATCTTTTAAACATCCCATAGACCAAGAACCAATAGTTCCATGTAGTTTTGTCATTGTATGTCTTTGTATATCATGTACATGTCCATACATTACGTTCTCTCCATACGTTTCAAGATGCTTTTTTGCATGGTACGTAGTCGCAAAGGCACCATGAAAGAAAGTGAGGTTACCAATTTGTATAGGTAAATTATATTCACTATAACTATATCCTCTCTCTTTTATTTTACACGCTTTAAAAAAAGAGTAATTAACGAGATAGGGATACTTAGTAACAAAGTTATCCAACCAGAGATCGTGATTGCCTTGTAATAAATGCTTCTCTTTACATCCAACTTTGTCCAATACTTCATCCCAAACATCCAATCCTTCATTAACTAATCTTATATCTTCATCTACTATTGGTAATACATATTCTAAAGGTGGTAGTTTTTTGTCTTTATATTTCCATGCTGACACAGACTCCCACTCTCCAACATCTCCCAAATTTACAAAGATGTCAGGTTTAATCTTTTCTATTGCTTTAATAACACAATTTACTGCAGCTTTATCCTCTAAAGGATAGTGCTGATCTGGTATAATAATACCACGTTTCTTTACTTTCAAAGGTTTCTCCTAGTTTTTTTTCTTTACTTTCTCGAAGGAACGCATCCCCCCAAGACCGAGCATGCCAAGAAGTACTGTTGTTAGTGTGCCCATGTCAAACACGGGCAACACTATTTCAACACCACGAGCGTATAGCACGAAGGTTAGTAATGGTTGTAGAATAAAATGATACAACAATGCAAATGAGCAAACCCAACCCGTAAAGGGTCTCCAGCCTGCTACAAATATTGATGTATGACCTGCTTCTACTTTATTAACTTCAAGTTGAGCTTTATTAATTTCTGCAATTAACGTAGCTTTCTCTTGCTTGTCTAAAGTGAATTTATCAACGTTGCTTGCAACTTTGTCAATAAGTGTACCTATTAAATTTAAACTAGGCATCTATCTCACAGTTTGCGTTACAGTCTTCCAGGCCTTTTAAGTATCCTTGTTTTTCTGTTAACATTGTTTTTACTTCATTTAAGCGACCTTGCTGTTCCTGAATTGATTGTATCAATTCATTATGTTGCTCTACTAATGTTTCCATTTCTTGCATAGCAACTGCTTTAAGATCTACTTTTTTTTCTTTAGCCATGTGGGCTCTCCTATTTTGTTTTATTAATTATTTTTTCTTACTTGTACGTCTTTTCTTTCTAGCAGCACGATTAGCTTTCATTTTAGCACTCATGTTACTTAACTTAGATCCTTTTCCAACTGTATTAGTATAGGTGTTACCTTTTCTGGTAGTTTTTTTAACTCCAGTATGGTATGAACGTTTATCCCAACTAAATGTTTTTTGACCTTTTTTACGAGCAGCCGCTAATTTAGTATTAAAGTCCTTACCTTTTGTAGATCCTTTTTTGTACTTAGGATAGTTACCGCCTTTAGTTTTAGTAACTCCTACTACTTTTGCACGATTTACTGTAGTACCTTGATAATTAGCAGTAGCTCCTTTGAGTCTGCTTTTTATTTTATGTCCTACTTTTTTAGCTCTAGCTTTTATTTTAGAACCTACTTTTTTAGCTCCTGTTTTAATCTTATTTCCTAAAGCCTTTCTTTTTTTAGCTAACGCTTCTCTTCTTAATCTAGCAGCTTCTTTTCTTTCTGCTATGGTTTTTAATGCCATGATTGCTCCTTATCCCTGTCCTCGGGATCGTTTTTTATAGTACTTTTTACTTGTTTTAGCACCATACTTTGTGTTGTTAGACATGCCTTGACGTGTCTTTTTTTTACCATTACCTCTCTTAACTGTACTTAATATATTAATAGATTAAATCCAGTCTTTGCTTCGTAACTTTGTATATCATACATGCTAATATACCTAGTTTCTACAAATATTCCAAACTTTTTCGAAAGTTTCCATCCGTATACCATTCCTAAGTCGTAATCCATACCATTCTCAGCTAGTCCATAGTTAAAGGAATAGTCACTCATACCCTTTGTAACTGGATATGTTGTAACCCACATGTGTAGCCAATTAGTAGGATTATAATTATAATAATCAGCACCTAAAGATAAACTTAGTTCATTTTGATATCCAAGATCTCTAGTATATTCTTCATTGTAATCTTCCACTAACTTAGTATATACTGTTTCATAAAACTCTTGATCTGTTGTTGCTACAATATTACCTTCAGCATCTGTCCAATACCAATCCCAGAATACATATCCGAATTGAGTGTACTGTTCAGTCCAAGTATCTTTATATGGTCCATCTGCATATCCTGCTTCATCCCATGCTAATAACCAAAATGGAATAAACTCTTCAGGGTTAACACCTTGGTCTTCCCAATATAGATCTATTGGTAGAAAGTCTAAGTATGCTGGATGACTTCTAGCAGCAACACCAAGAGAGAGATCTAAGTTTCCTAGATTTTTTCTATATCTCATATCTAATCCTGAGAACTCTAAGTCTTCCAATCCTCTATAATCATAGTTTGCTTTTACTATAAAGTTATCACCTAAGTATCGTAACATTATTTCTTGTTCTGTAAAACTCTCTTCAAATTCATTGTGATCTGAATACTCTAATACATATTCCCAACCTTTTGCCATACCATTACCAATGGCTACTGACTGATTTATAGGAGCTTCATCTCCTGTATACCACACTTCAGGTTTATTTTCATATCCAAAACGTGCTAATTTTCTAATACCGATAGTAAAAGAAGTATAGTCATCTGAATCTTGTAGTATTTCATTTAACTTTCCACCACTTACTGAAAAGGTTTGTTCCTTAGTAAGAGGACTTGTTAAGCTATAAGCACCATAAATGGTACTATATTTAAGAATTCCTTGAGCAAATAAACTACTCATTAACAGTAAACTACATAGTATTTTTTTCATTGAAACTTCCTTAGTTGTATGTTATCAATTTCATCATTGATTTTTTTTAGTATTGTAGCTTTATCTAATTTAAACGATAAACCTGCTTCAAATCTTTGAATCTCTTTTCCATATTCAAACATAAGAATCGTTGGTACTGACTTTATATTCCATTCATCTTTAATTGCAGCACCAAAT